GGATCGTTTCAAAAGCTAGTAATTATACGAAGTGCTGTACCTACTAGAGATATTGGTTTCTTACCAGGGACAGAGAAAGAAAAAGCTTCAGTGTATGAAGAACCTTATAAAGATATTGCTAATGATCTGTTTGGTAGAGGCGATGCCTATGAAATACTTAAACAGAAAAATTTAGTAGAGTTTATGACTACTTCATTTATACGAGGAATTACACTCAGGGATGCAGTTATTCTTATTGATGAGTGTCAAAATATGTCTTTTCATGAGTTAGATTCTATTATTACTCGTATGGGTGAAAACTGTAGAATCATATTCTGTGGAGACTTTAGACAGGCTGATCTTAGGGCTAATGGTCTAAAAGACTTCTTCCAAGTTCTTAAACGAATGGATCTATTTACTTTCGTAGAGTTTGAGGTAGAAGATATTGTTAGATCCGAGTTTGTTAAATCCTATATTATTGCAAAGAATGAATTAGACTTATGAAAATACCCGTAGTAGCAGTAGACCAGCACATCTTTTTGGAACATAGAAGAAATCAAGAAGCTCTGCATTGGTCCAAAAACGCAAAGGACTCTCCTTTACATTCTATTCTGACAGTAGAAGTTAATACTACAGAGCTGTGTAATAGAACCTGCGAGTTTTGCCCTAGACATAATCCTGAAGTGTTTCCTAATAGAAACCTTCATATGACCGTAAAAGGTGCTGTTACTATTTCAAAAGAGCTTGCGTCCAACGATTTTAAAGGCAAGATATCTCTCAGCGGGTTCGGAGAAAACCTACTTAATCCTCAGTTTCCAGAAATAGTATCAGCATTTAGAGAACATTTACCTGATGCTATTATAGAATGTAATACTAATGGGGATAAGCTGACTAAAGAGTACGCAGAAGACTTGATTTCGCTACGGGGTCTAGACATACTTTATATCAACTTGTACGATGGTATAGAGCAACTAGAGCACTTTGATAAGATTATGGAAGGTATATCTCAAGAACACTATAAGTACCGTATGCATTGGGGTGATTTTGAAAAACATGGTTTAATTTTAAACAATCGAAGTGGAGTCATGGACTGGGTGGGGGTCGAGGAGAGTAGTGTTACTGCACTACAAGGTAAGCCTTGTCACTACCCGTTCTATAAAATGTTTGTCGATTGGAACGGTGATGTACTGTTCTGCAGTAATGATTGGGGCAGAGAGCATGTAGTAGGTAACTTATTACAAGATTCTCTATACGATGTGTGGTTCAGTAAGCCTATGACCAAGATTCGTAAAAAACTAATGAAGGGCGATAGATCTATGTCTCCCTGCAATAAATGTAGCGTAGATGGTTCTCTGTTTGGAAAACCTTCATTTGATCTAGTAAAGGAGCACTATGAAAATTCTAATAACAGGTAAGAGTACTCTTGCAAACATTCTCCAAGAGAGATATCTAGATACTACTAGCTGTAGGATTGAAGATATATTACGAGGTGAGATTGTACTTGATGAGTACGATATATTTATTAACTATGCTCATGTAGGCTTCAAACAAGTAGAGCTACTAGAATATGTCTTCAACGAGTGGAAAGCAGACACTAGTAAGCTTATAATAAATATATCTTCTAGGGCAGCTCAACCTAATATTTCTTGTGGATATATGTATGCGGCACAGAAAGCGGCATTGAATCATTATGCAAACAATATAACTTACAACTGCGTAGGCAAGCAATGCAGAGTTACCACGCTAAACCTAGGTCTCATGGACAGCACTCTACCCAGTCTTGATTGGGGCCATGTGTACGAAATGATCAAAACTATTATAAGCACAGACGTAGATATACCAGATTTAACTATGCAACATTCGTATAACTACAAGATGCTACAACAGGATAAAGGCATATACCTTTGGAGTCTAAAAAATGAAAGCGGTAATTAGTCACAGAATATACATGGATTGTACAGAAGAAGTACAGGAGAGAATCGACAAAGAACTCACTTATACTATTCCTACGCACAATCCTCTTGATCCCCCAGAGGTGATTAAGAATATGGGAATTATTCGTAAAGGGTTAGTGTCACTACCTATCGGACGTATGGACTTGATACCATCCAATTACGAAATAATTGATAAGCGGGTACACAAGCCTATAGACTTTCCACCGTTTAAGTTTGAACTACGACAGAGCCAGCAAAAGGTACATGACGAGATCGAAGACAATGCCATAATTAACGCATGGGTCAGTTGGGGCAAGACTTTTACAGGTTTAGCCATAGCAGGTAAACTCGGTCAGAAAACACTTGTTGTTGTCCATACTGTCCCTCTGCGTAATCAATGGGCAAAAGAAGTAGAGAAAGTCTTTGGATTTAAAGCTGGCATCATAGGCAGTGGAAGATTTGAACTTGATGCTCCTATCGTAATTGGGAATACGCAGACTTTGTACCGAAACGTAGACAAGATTCGTAAAGAGTTTGGGACAGTCATACTAGACGAGATGCACCATGTTAGCAGTCCGACCTTCAGTAAGATACTAGATACAAATTACTGTAGATATAAGATAGGTTTATCAGGAACTATAGAAAGAAAGGATGGTAAACACGTTGTGTTCAGAGATTACTTTGGTAATACTCTTTTCAAGCCACCAAAAGAAAACTATATGACCCCTAAGGTACATCTGGTTGCATCTGAGATTCGTTTTATGGACGGGGCTAAAATACCTTGGGCTAACAGAGTGACTAAGCTAGCTAACGATGAAGAGTATAGGCACACAGTAGCAATGTTAGCCGCTGCTTATGCCGCTAGAGGTCATAAGGTTCTAGTAGTAAGTGATAGAGTAAGTTTTTTGAAGGCGTGCTCTGAGCTTACAGGAGACAAATCAGTTTGTGTAACAGGAGACGTACCACACGAAGACAGAGAAAAGCTAGTAGATGAGATACTCTACGGAGACAAAAACGTATTATATGGGACTCAAGCAATTTTCTCAGAAGGTATATCAGTAGATACCCTTAGTTGTCTTATACTGGCAACACCTATAAACAATGAGCCTTTATTGACACAGCTATGTGGACGTGTGATTCGTAAAAAAGAAGGTAAGATTGACCCGGTTATTATAGACATACACTTAAAAGGAAACACAGCGCGAAAGCAAGCCTCAAACCGTGTAGGCTTCTACATGAAACAAGGCTGGGAGATGAAATACTTATGATAAGACCAAACTTTAAATTCGAAGATTTAATTGCTCCTATGACTATAGAAGCATTTAGAAGCACTGTTAAAAACAAAAAACCTATAGTTATTAGAAAAAATAACTTTAAAGAACATTTCTTTAGTAACATTACAACTTGGTCAGATATTTCTAAGTATGTAGCAAATGATAGAGCTAGTTCTGGTCTGCAGATGATTAAACCGGACGGTACTAAGTTATGTAAAGAGAGAAATAATTTACACACTAAGCCTATCCCTGCCTGGACAGCTAAAGACTGGTACGATAAAGACATGGTTAAAGATATCTGGCTAGAAGGTGGTAGTATGATTCTTACAAAAGCTTCTATGATGAGTCCTAATATGTCTGCTATATCTGCCTGTTTAGAACAAGAGTTTAAGAATAGTGCTGCTGATGCACATTTTTATTGCTCGCCAAAGAAAAATGCAGTCTCTTTTGAAAGCCATGCAGATCAAGATGATAACTTTCTAGTACATGCAATAGGTAGTGTACACTGGAAAGTATATGATGTATTCGCAAGAAGCGAAACAGTAGAAGGAAGAAAAAAGTTTACTAGTAGACTTACCATGACAGATAAAGAAGCTAGCAAATTTAATACGATTATTGATACAATTTTACACCCAGGAGACTTATTGTATATTCCTTCAGGTATGTTTCATAAAGCTGTTCCGGAGACCGCAAGAGTTTCTATATCGGTGCCTCTACAGGAAAATACAAGTTCGTTACCCATAAATAGAAATTATTTTGACTTTGAAAAAAATAATTCTTGACAAAAACGTTAAAAGGAAGTATAATAGTGCTCTTATTTGATTGGAAAAAGGTTTTTGATACGACACACGGCAATATTGCTGAGTGTAATTTGGTTATGGAAATGTTAATAAAACAACAGATCCCTAGAAACAAATACGACAGTATCTATAAACATTCTAATAAAGATTTTTCTGGCGACAGCTTTCTTCTTCATGGAGAGATGCTTCTTTACCATTCTTATAAGTATACACAAAAAGAACTTTGCATATATTACGCCCTTGCTGCATTACGCAGTACTGCGGAATATCTCGCATCGTACAAAACTACGCTAGACCCACTACATTGTCCTGTGGGCTTAGATGAAATCAACGATAATAGGCTACTCATAGTACTACCGGACGAAATAACGTTCATCTATGAAGAAGTCACACTGGAGACTATACACTAATGGCACTATCATTTAATAAGCAAACGGGCGGAGCCCAAAAATCCTCAATCTCAACCTATCAGTATAAAGACGGCGACAACAAGATGCGCGTAGTTGGCGACATTCTTGCACGTTATGTCTACTGGATTAAAGGTGAGAACGACAAAAACATTCCTATGGAGTGCCTATCTTTTGATAGAAACTCTGAAAGATTTAATAATCAAGACAAAGACTGGGTTAGAGAGTATTACCCTGACCTTAAATGTGGTTGGAGCTACGCTACTCAGTGTATTCAAGATGGCGAAGTCAAAGTAGTAAACTTAAAGAAGAAGCTGTGGGAGCAAATTATTACTGCCGCAGAAGATTTAGGCGATCCTACTGACCATAATACTGGCTGGGACATTTGTTTCAAGCGAGTAAAAACTGGCCCACTTCCTTACAATGTTGAGTACCAACTACAAGCACTCAAGTGCAAGCCTCGTGCCCTAGATGCGGCTGAGTTAGCGGCTATTGCCGACCTTAAGTCTATGGATGATGTTATGTCTCGTCCTACTCCAGATGCACAGAAAGAGTTACTTGATCGAGTCCGTAACCACGGTAATGAGACTGATGATGAAGCTCTTGATGAGGAGTTCAACGTAGGATGATCCTATTTACGGCAGACTGGCACATCAAGCTGGGACAGAAAAATGTCCCAGTAAAGTGGGCTACAAACCGTTATCAAATGTTCTTTGACCAAGTTTACGAACTAGAAAAAGAATGTAATATGCACATAATCGGAGGCGATCTCTTTGATCGTCTTCCGAATATGGAAGAGTTAGAGCTTTACTTCAGGTTTATTCGTGGAGTAAAGATTCCAACTATTATTTATGATGGAAACCATGAAGCTACTAAAAAGAATAAGACTTTCTTTACTCAGCTAAAGCAAGTTAGTAGGGATATTAATCCTCTTATTCAGATAGTAGATGTGTCTTATGTAGACAATGATTTAGGTTTCGGTATACTGCCCTATGCGGATTTACATCGTAAGGGCAGTATAGATCATTTTGATACGAGTCAGCCTTTATTCACTCATGTCAGAGGGGAGATACCGCCACACGTTAAACCGGAAGTTGATCTAGACTTATTTGAAGACTTCCCTGTTGTATTCGCAGGAGACTTACATGCTCATAGTAATACACAAAGAAATATTGTATACCCAGGCAGCCCTATGACTACTTCTTTTCATAGAAGCAAAGTAAAAACAGGATACTTATTTATCAATGAAGAAGACTGGAGTTGGTTCTGGGAACCGTTTAACTTACCTCAACTAATTCGTAAAACAGTAACAAGTAGTGAAGAAATGCTTGCTACTGACTTTGATCATACGATCTATGAAGTAGAAGGGGACATGCAAGATTTAGCAGGAGTAAAGAACTCCGAGTTGTTAGATAAAAAAGTAGTAAAACGAAAGTCAGAAGCATCTCTCATTATGGATAAAGAGATGAGTATACAAGAAGAGCTAGTAGAGTACCTAACTTACATACTAGAAATACACCCTGATAAAATACCAGACATCATAGGAACATACAATGATTACACTACAAACATTGAAATGGGATAACTGCTTTAGCTATGGTGCGGGTAATGAGTTACGTTTAGACGATAATACTGTCACACAGATCCTTGGCACTAACGGTATGGGAAAGTCTTCCATACCGTTAATTATTGAGGAAGTTCTTTATAATAAAAACTCTAAAGGCATTAAGAAAGCAGACATTCCTAATCGTTATGTAAATGACGGTTATAGCATATCTTTGTCGTTCAAGAAAGATGACGACAACTATCAAATCATAGTTAATAGAAAAACAAATATTAAAGTAAAACTCGAAAAGAATGGTACTGATATATCTAGCCATACGGCTACGAATACATATAAGAGTTTGCAGGAAATTCTTGGAGTTGACTTTAAAACCTTTTCGCAGTTAGTATACCAGAATACAAATGCTAGTTTACAGTTTTTGACTGCTACAGATGCAAACCGTAAGAAGTTTCTTATTGATTTACTACACTTAGAAAAGTACGTTGAACTATTTGAAGTATTTAAAAGTGCTTCAAAAGAAGTATCTAGTACGTCTTCTACCATAGCAGGGAAACTTGCAACAGTAGAAAAGTGGTTAGAAACAAATAAATTGAGTGATACCAATATACTACCTATGTTGGATTTACAAATTGATTCGCCTGAAGCTGAAGAAGGTTTGCGTTACTGGACGATACAGAAACTAAAAATGTCCGAAACAAATAAAAAAATTCGAGAGAACATCCAATATAAAGAACTGCTAGATAAGATAGATATTGGCGCAGTGTCTTCTAGTACAGCTACGTGGAGTTCTTATGATGAATTACAAGAGGAGTTAGGTTCTTTGCAAGCAGTCGCTACGGGTGCTCAACGAACTTTGGATAAATTAGAACAAATTTCTGATGAGTGTCCTACTTGTAAGCAACCTATTGATGTTTCTGCAGAGAAAGCGGTTATCGAAGTAGAGATTGCAAATCGTGACGCGGCCCACGCTCAAGCGTTAAAGATTCGTCCTCTAATTCAGAAAATTAAATCGGATAACGCTTTGTTTGAAGTTAAGCAGAAAACAATAAAAAACTGGGAAGAGTTATTTCGTTTATATGATCCTAAACTTCCTGACTACGTCCTTGAAGAAGCCGAGATTGATGCAAGCTTACAACACTGTGAACGTATGGTAGCTGAGAATAAAAGACAGAAAGCAGCAAACTATGTTGAGAACGAGCAGAGAACGCGTAGAAATACACGAATCCAAGTAATACAAGAGCAGACAGCAGAATTTGTGGAGCAGCAAGAAGAGTACGACGGTAAACTAGCAGGCAACCAAAAACTAGAAAACGACTTAGAAGTACTC